TCAGAAGGTTGGGGGTTCGAATCCCTCCGGGCGCACATCAGCCCCGTTCGGCACAGCCGGGCGGGGCTTCACTGTTCCCCGAAGCCACTCGTACGGCACTCCTGTGCGCAGGGCCCACAACTTGACCGTCGCCGTTGACGGAGACGTGTGGCCGTTGATCCAGCGCCCCACAGTCGCGCGCTGCACCTCGAGATAGTCGGCCATCTCCTGGACGCCAATGTCGGCGACTCGGAGGGACTTGCGCATCCGGTCGGCGAGATCGAACTCAAGATCGGGCCGCCGGAACTCGTCCGCTGCCGCGGTGAACTCCGCCTGGATCGTCATGGCCGCAATCATGCCGTTGTTGCGTCGATGTAGCAATGCCACATGACGCCGGTGTGTCGCATCGCGTGTCACAGTTGCATGAGATGTACCAATGGCACATGCTCGCCCCATGCACGATCACGGCAACGACCTGATAGGCCCATCGGTCACGGCGAGGACCCTGGGTGTGAACCGCTCGACAGTCCTGCGCTGGGCCAAGTCGGGGCGGCTGTCCGTCGTTGCGTACGCCGGCTCGAAGAAGGCTGTTCGCTTCGATGCGGCCGCGGTTCGGGCACTTGGTCGCGAGCTGGCCGCAGAGCGAGCCCGGGTGCTCGAGGAGCAGCACGCGCACCTCGGGGAACGCGCATCGTGACCGCGCCGCGCGTCATCGGGCGCCAAGACCACCAGATCGCCGCAATCGAGGAGTGCGCCTGATGGCCGACGAGTACGAGTTGGGCAAGGTGGCAACTGCCGCCGAGGCAGCCTTCTACGGACTGGCCCTGGGCGACATCGACGGCGTGCGCGCCTCGGTGTCGGTCTCATGGACGACGGCCAGCGGCCGCGAGTTGCGCTTCACGATCGAGGATGCCCCCGAGCACGACGTTGACGAGGACGACGAGCCTGAGGACGCCGACTCGTGAGCGCCGTCGAGTCAATCGCCCTCGAACGGTTGGTCGAGTTCGCCGCTGTGCTCGGTCTCGATCCGCGCGACGTCCTCTCGATTCAGATTGAGCCGCGCGAGATCACCGCCGAGGTTCTGGTCCGGGATGCCGACGGCAAGATCACGCTGACCGGTGGCAAGGGTGGCCCTCGCACGGAGTTCGTGGCGATCGAGGTCGTGCAATGAGAGGGGTGTCGTTCGCCTGCCCGTGGTGCGGGTACGTCATGGACTCGAGCGTTCAGTTCCTCGGATGGGACCCCACCCAGGGTCGGGAGGACCCGAAGTTCGACGCCGAACACATGGAGCCGTACGACGGTGCCGCGTCGATCTGCGCGGCGTGTGCGACGCCAGCAGTGTTCACGATCAACGCGCTCGGCAAGTCGCTGCGCGAGCCGTCGGAGGACGACTGGCGGTGGATGGCGACCTCTCCTGCGGTTCTCCAGGCAGTCTTCGCCGTCGTGCGATCGCGGGCTCTTGCATCCAAGACGAAGCGCGGCTGGGTCCGATCCCCGTTGGGGGCGCCATGAGTGCGCCCGCGTTCCTGATCTGCGTGCCGGTCGCGGACCTGCCCGACCCGTACGGGCCGTCATCGACGTCGGCATGTGGGTGCCCGTGCGGGTGCCAGCAGCTCATGTGGATCGCGGAGCAGATCCCAGCGGGCACGGTCCCGCTGTGTCTGCCATGCCTCACGCACGTCGAGCCTGATCCAGATCGACTGCGCCGGGACCTCTTGGCGACGCGCGACCGGATCGCGAGGGGGCTGTCATGAAGATCCAGTCGTTCACGTGCCCGCGGTGCCTGCGCACGTCGTACGACCCGCACGACGTCGAGGTCGGGTACTGCGGGGCGTGCCACGACTGGACCGGGGACATCAACCCGGGCGTCGCGGCCGCCCGCGCGATGGAGTACCAGCTCCCGTTCTCCGAGGCGTGCAACGCCGGGCAGCACTCGCGTTGCGGCACCCGTCCTACTCGCGGCGCGGTGACGGGTGCGAGTGCGCCTGCCACGGGGAGCGGTCATGACCGCTGACCTGTACCCGGCGCCGCTGCCGGAGATCCCGTGCTGCATGGCCGCCGTGACGACGTACGGCGCATCGTGCACGTGTTGGTCGGTCGAGGTCGACCGCGCCCAGGCGCCCCCGCAGGAAGGGCCGGCGTTGTTGCGTCGGACGTGCTGCGAGGACTGCGCCTACCGGCGGGACTCCGTCGAGCGGCAGCGTGGTGACGACCCCGACTACGGGGTCCGTGAGCCGTTCTACTGCCACGCCGGGATGCCCGCGGTGGTGCGCCGCTACCACCCCGACGGCGCCGTCGTCGACGGCGACCCGGGCGACTACCAGCCCTACATGCGCGACGAGCGGATCTGGAAGGCCGACGGCTCACCCGCCGAGCTCTGCGCGGGCTGGGGCGCCATCAACATGCTGCGCCGGCCCCGGCGCTCCCACCCCTAGACAGATGTGACCCCGGCGACGGCGCCCACCGTCCCGGGGTCTTGACCAGAAAGTCGGTCTGGTATGGCAAACGCTAGCGTCACTGCGGACCTGATCGCGCCGAGCACGGCGCCTGGAGATCGGCCCGACGTCGACGACGTCGACGCGCTGCGCGTGGACCCCGGCGAGGGCGTCGCGGGCGGCCAGTTGCGGGACGTCACCCACACGCCCGTGTGCCGGCGTGGCCAGCGCGGCTGCTGGCGCGCCCAGCGGTGTGTCGCGGGGTCGCACCGGTTCCGACCGCGACCCCCGGTGTCCAAGGAGCGGTCCCGGCTGCGGGTGCTCTACGCGGTCCCGTCCGGGGCGGTCCCGGCACGTCGGATGACCGTGTTCATGGGCCAGGTCGAGGAGCGGCTGGTCGGGCGTGACCCGAGGTGGCGGCGCAGCGTGCTGGCCGTGGCCCGCCAGCTGGGCTATGGCACGGAGTGGCGCTCCTCGGTGGCCACGCCGTTGTGGCCCGAGCTGGCGGCCGCGTCGGACGTCTCGGTGCGCACGGTCGCGCGGGTGCTGCGCTGGCTGCGCGACGAGCGCCTCCTCGGCGTGGTCGCGTCGGGGCAGTCGGCCCGCTACTCCGGGTCGGGGAACCTCGCCGCGGTGTACGTCGTCTGCGTGCCTCGTTCGGCTGTGGACACATCTGGCACACCCACGGTGCTCCCGTTGGTCGTAGACCCCCAGCGCACGCGCGCGAACGCCGCGCACGACCAGGCGGAGCCGCTACGCGGCCGACCCTCTGGAGCGCCTGACCCCGTAGACGGCCCGGCGCCGCCGGCGGCCGGCGGTCCCGGCCCCCGACGAGCAGCCCGGATCAGGTCACGGGCGGTCGCTATCGCTGTCCGCTCCCGTGTGGCGGCGCTATCGCTGGTCTCGATCGCCGCCGTGGCCACCGTCGTGCGCCCGTTCGTCCAGGCGGGCTGGTCAGCGGCCGACGTGTGCGAGGCGATCGACTGGCAGCCATCACGCCGCCGACACCCCCACTCGAGCCTGACCCACGGCATCGATCCGCGGTACGCGGACCGCGTCGTCGCCCGCCGGCTGGCGGCCTGGCTCGTCGAAGGGCAGCCCACAGCCTCGCCGTCGGCCAGACGGGCCGCGACGCTGCACCAGGAACGCGCCCAGCTGCGCGCCCAGCTCGACGCCCGCACCGCCACCCGCACCGCGACGACCATGCCCGCCGGGCTACGCGCGCTCGTTGACGCCCTGCCCCACCGCCACCGGCGTCCGTCGGCGACGACGTCGCGCGACGTCGCGCCTGTCCCGGGCGGTGGTGCCTCGTGATGGTCGAGATCCCCGACGACGACGAGATCACCCTCCTAGCCGGACGCCGCCCGAGCCTGATCGGCATCCTCGCGATCGAGATCGGGTCAGCGCGCCGCGCGCAGGAGCTCGTCGCGATGGCCCTGCACGGCGACGGCGTCGAGGTCGCGCTGCGCGACGCGCTCACACGCGCCCGGATCGTCGGCGTCGACCTGACCGCCACCGACCTCGCCGGCGTCGTCCGCCGCCACCTCCTGCGAGGTGTCGCATGAGCGAGTGCCCCCACGGCGTGCCCGACGGCGACCAGCTGCGCGACGACGGCCGGCCCTCCTGCCCCCTGTGCCGGGTCGAGGCACGCAAGAAGTGGCGGCGCGAGCAGATGCGCCGCCGCCACCCCGGCCACCCGTACTGGGACCCCCAGTCCGCGGCCGCCAACGACGTCGACTGGAGAGACGATGACTGACCTCCTGCAAGCGCTCGACCACCTCGGCGACGCCCGCCGGGCGATCACCGCGGCGAACACGCTCGACCACCTCGACGACGGCGCCGTCATCGTCGGCACCGTGCTCGACGAGCACCGCGACACCCTCGACCACATCCGCCACGACCTGCACGCCGCCGCCCTCGAGGCGATCGGCCACGCAACCGCGCTGCTCGGAGGGGACGACGATGACTGAGGACGCCTTCACCGGGAGCGAGCCATGAGCGACGGCATCGACCTCCGCGCCTACGACGAGCTCGCCGCCGAGTTCGCGGCCGCCACCCGCGCGCTCGACGACCGGCTCGACGCCCGACGCAACGAGCCCGGCGTCGAGTACAACCAGCGCCGCCTACGCGCCGAGCAGAGCGACGACCTCCGACACCTCGAGGCCACGATCCGTCGCGTCCGCGGCCGCCTCCCGTACCTCCAGACGACACCCCGCATCGAGACCACCACCGCGACGTCGCGCGACGTCGCACCCGAGACCCGAGAGGAACAGCCATGACCAGCGAGCGGGTCGAGACGGCGGGCGAGCGGCTGCGTGTCGCCATGCTCGGCACGACGGACGGCGGATTCATTGACCCGGACTCGGACGTGCCTGCTGGGGAGATGTACCGGCTCGCGGCCGAGGTGCTGCCCGACCTGATCGCCGCCGCCTACGCCCAGGGCGGGCGGGACGCATTGGCCGGCGCGCTCGCGCAGCTCGACGCCGAGTACGACCGCGTCCTCCGGGTATCGAAGGCTGTGAAGAACGTCTACGACGACGGCCGCCTTGAGGCGCTGGACACCGCACGCTCGATCGTCATGTCCCGTCTCGCGGCTGCGACGTCGCGCGACGTCGCACCCGCCGATGAGTGACCTCCCGGCGGGCTGGATCCTGCAACCGCGGTGCCGGCGGTGCAGGAAGCGGCACCTGCCCGTGCTGCCGTGCTGGCGGGGCGCGTACGCGCAGGAGATCACCGCGCGCACGCTGCGCCTGGCCCGCCGCGCGCAACTCGACCCGCTGGCCGCACCGCGGTGCGTGCGCCGGCTCGACGACAAGTGCACCCAGGTCGCGACCACCACCGAGCACGACCAGCCGCGCTCCTACGGCGGCGACGACTCGCCCGCCAACTGCATACCGGCGTGTGCTCACTGCAATAGCGCCCGCCAGAACAAGGTCAACCCCTACGAGCCAGACGTCGAGATCCGCCCCGCCGGCGTCGGCCTGTCCGACCGATGGAGGAACACATGACCCGAACACACCGCGATGTCGCGCGACGTCGCCGCTGGCGCCTGGCCCAGTGGATCCCCGTCTACGGCAACATCCCCGCGGTGATGTGGCTGTGGCAGCAAGGCGTCATGGCCGGCGCCCTCGCCACGATGATGCTGCTCACGATGGCCGCCCTGGTCCTGTCGGAACGGAACGTGTACCGCCGCGGCTACTGGAACGGACGGTCCGACGTCCACGCCGAACGCACCGCCCGAGCCCTCGGCATCGAGCCCACCTCCTGCCACGGCGCCGAGCCGTGGGCTCCGCGCCGCAACGACGGCGAGCTCATCGACGAGATCCTCGGCCAAGCGATGCGGGGTCAGCGGTGAGCGCCTCAACGTCGTCGACTCCGATCTGGGACGACGTCGTCGCCGAGCGTGCCGCCCGCGGCCCGCTCAACCCGGACTGCGCCCAGGGCAAGCACAAGGCGTGCGCCGGCGACGCCTGGGACCTCGAGACCGACGAGCCGGCCCGCTGTGCCTGCCCGTGCCACGCCGACGACCAGGCCGCGGCGATCGCCGAGGAGGAGGCAGCGTGAGCATCACCAACACAGGCGTGCACGATCTGGCCGACGCCATCCGAGCTGTCGCGTCGGCACTCGAACGCAAGCCAGCGCCCGGCCCCTGCCCGTCAGCGCACGAGCTGCACCTCGCCTGGGCGGGCGACGACTGGCGCAAGTCCCGCATCGTCTCCTGCGAGTTGCGTGCGGGGCACGCCGGTGACCACGAGTGGCACGACGTCAACGGTGAGACCTACGCGCGATGGACCGGAGTGCCGTCGTGATGCTCTACGACCGAGCGGGCAAGGTGATCACGCTCGAGGAATGGGTCGCGCTGGTCGATCGCGTCGTCGAGGATCTGCGCGCCGGTGTCCCAGACGCCGAGCGCTACAAGGTGGTCGGCCGTACCGAGGTCGCCGACTCCCTGGTGTCGACCGTCTGGCTTGGCACGGACTACAACGCCGCCGACGATGGGCCGCCGATCATCTTCGAGACGATGATCTTCGGTGGCCCGCTCGACCAGATGACGTGGCGCTACGCCACCGAAGCCCAGGCCAAGGCCGGCCACGTCGCCGCGGTAGCCGAGGCCGAGTCAGCAGCACTGCGCCATGCCGACTGACCCGTGGTGCTGTGCGGTGTGCGGCCGCCAGTACCCCGTGCCGAGTCTTGCGCGGGACTGCGAGGCACGGCACCGGGTGTTGCGACTGTGCCGCTGAGGGATACATGCGCAGGACGTGTCCGGTGTGGGACTGCGCTGGGCGGCCGGGCCGTTTTTCCGTGCCAGGCCGGGGGCGCTGCGAGCCCCGCCACTCTTTGCGCGTTCTCCGGCGGGATCCGGCCAAATAAAACGGGCTCGGCCGGTATCCACAACGACGCGCCGACGTCGGCCCGGTCTTGTCGGTTGTCCACAAAGCGCCGATCCTGGGTACATGCACCAGGGCACGCTCGACGGCGTCGGCACTGCGGATCCGCACAAGCGGCCCGCAGAGCTGCTGGCCGGTGTCGAGCAGACGATCGCCCGGCTGCGTGAGGAGAACCGCATCCTGCCCGTGCACGAGGGTCTGGTCCAGGCGGCCCGGCTCGCAGCCCGCCGTGCGGAGTGGTCGAGTGGGGTCGCCGCGTCGAACTTCCTCAAGGAGCTCACGGGGATTCTCGACACGCTGCTCGCGCTCGAGGCGCCGGCCGTCGAAGGTGAGGGGGAGCCCGAGAATGTCGGTGACCGCGTTACCAAGCTCTCGACCTTCCTCCAGCAGAGAGCCGGTCTGGCCGACGTTCCACACACCGAGGCGTCCTGACCGGTACTCCGACGGGCCGGTCTTCAACGAGTTCATGACCCTGCTGGGCCGGCCGCTGCGCGCTGAGCAGCAGCTGATCGCGGACGTCGGCCTCGAGCGGATCGACGGGCCCGGCTCACCGTGGGCGTACAACATCGTCGACACGATCGTGGGCCGGCGGTTCGGCAAGACGGTCCTCGAGCTCGGCATCCCGCTGTGGCGCGCGCACCTGGGCGACCTGACCCTGCCGACCGGCAAGGTTGTCCCGTTCCGCGGCGCGCACACCGCGCAGAACCTCACGGCCGCGAGGCGAAGGTTCCTCGCCGACCATGTCGAGCCGCTGCGCGCGTTCCTGACCCCCGAGGAATGGGAACCGCGCGTGCACGAGGTCCTCGCCGCCTCGCAGACGTCCCTCTCGATCGACCTCGCCGACCACCCACCCGGCGTCCTTCCCGACGGCCGGCACGAGCACGCCCAGCGCACGATCGTCGTGCCGCCCACCTACGACGGCGTGCGCGGCGAGGGCTACCTACACCTCGGGTTCGACGAGGTCCTCACGATGACGCTCGCCGAGGGCGACCTGCTGACATCCGCGTCCCGGCCCACGATGGCCGAGTTCTTCGGCCATGCCCAGACCTGGCGGGTCAGCAACGTCGGCCTGTTCTCCGACGAGCGCACCTGGCTGCGCCAGATCCGCGACCGCGGCCGCGCCTCGATCACCGAGGGCACGGGCCGCGGCCGCGCGTACTTCGAATACACGATCCCCGACGACGTCGACCCGCTCGACGAGCAGACCTGGTGGACCTACTACCCGCCGCTGGCCGGCGGCTGGGTCGGCGTCGAACAGCTGCGCGACGACCTGGCCGAGATGAGCCCCGAGGCGTTCGCGGCCGAGTACCTGGGCCGGTGGCCGGCGGCCAGGGCCGCGGCCGAGTGGCTCGCCCTGACCAAGGCCGACTGGACGGCCGCGCGGACCCTCGACGAGCAACCCGCCGGCACGCTCACCACCCTGGGCGTCGACATCGACCCGTACGGCCGCTCGTCGAGCATCGTCTCCGCGGCCACCGTCCCCGACGCGGACGGCGCGACGTTGCGCGACGTCGCGCTGGTCGAGGTGCTCGACCACCGGCCCCGCTCCGGGTGGGTCGTCGACGCGCTCGTCGACCACGGCCGGCCCTCCGCCCTCGTCGACCAGGTCGACTGGGTCGTCGTCGACGACTACGGCGCCGGGCACGACCTGATCGCCGAGCTCGAGAAGGTCCCCGCGATCGCGCGCAAGCTGCTCACGACCAAGAGCGTCGAGCTTGTCTCGGCCTGCTACGGGTTCGACGCCGGCCTGCGCGAGCGCACGATCCGGTGGCGCGCGTCCGACTACCACGAGGCACTGACGGCGGCCGCGGCGGCCGCGCAGCGCACGAGCGGGAAGGCGTGGCAGTGGGAGCGGCGTGTCGCCGTCTCGCAGACCCCGATCCTCGGGGCCACACTGGCGGTGTGGGCGCTGGGGCGCGCGCCCATCCATCAGGAGGCAGCGATCTACTGACGGGGGAGACCGTGACCGCGCGCGCCCAGATCGACTCATCCACCTACTCGCATGTCGTGGTCTGCCGCTGCGGTTACCGCGAGGTCTGCTCATCGACCAGCGCGGCCCGCGAGGTGCGCGACCGGCACGACCTTGCCGCGCACCCCGAGCACTACCGGCACGCCATCGAGGCGATGTCGAAGCGTTCGACCCGACGCCGGTAGAACGTCCACCACCCGCGCGACGATGCCGCTCATGGTGACTCCAGACCAGCGAGCCCTCGCGGCGGGCGCCCGCGTGCTGACCGCGACCGACGGCCGCGACATGCTGGTCAACACCCCTGACGGGTGGGAGATCGACAAGCCATGGATGTGGTTTGACGGCCCCGCCGGCGGCAGCGGGACGGTCTACGGGAACCCGCCACCGAACGCGGCCGGCTACAACCGGTACGCGTGCATCCCCGCCGTGTCGCGGTGCACGTCGATCATCGCGGACACCCTCGCGTCCATGCCGTTCAAGGTGCTGCGCGGCCGCGAGGTGCTCGACGTGCCCGACTGGCTCACCGACCCGCAGGCCGTGCGGATCGACGGGCGCATCGCCGCGCCCGAGCTCGACGACGTCCGCTTCACCGGCCCCGAGTTTTGGGCTCAACACCTGACCTCGGTGCTCTGGAAGGGGGAGGGCATCGTCTACGCCCCGCTGCGCACCGTGACCGGGCAGCCCGTCCCGGGCGCGATGTGGAACCTCAACCCCGACGACGTCGCCGTGCACCACGGCCACTACTGGGTCGACGGGCACGGTGTGACCAACTCCGAGAAGCTCGACCTCGAGGACCTGATCATCACGCGCGGGTACGTGCGCCCCGGCAAGCGGCGCGGCATCGGCGTCATCCAGAACCACTTCGCGGACCTTGGCCTCGCGCTCGACGCCCGCGACTTCGCCGGGAACATGCTGCGCCGCGGCATCCCTGCCGGCTACCTCAAGGTCGACCAGCCCGACCTCAGCCAGGAGACCGCCGACAAGCTCAAGGAACGATGGGAGGCCGCGCACTCCGGCAACCGCAAGCGGATCGCGGTGCTCAACGCGGTCACCACGTTCCACGAGCTCCAGCTCGATCCGCAGACCATGCAGCTCCTCGAGATGCGCCGCTACTCGATCCTCGATATCTGCCTGATGTTCGGGGTCCCGCCCTCGCTGCTCGGCCTGCCCGGCGACTCCTCGACCTACGCGAACGTGGAGAGCAGGTTCATCGAGTTCGTGCAGTTCTGCCTCTTCATGTGGGCGCGCCGGCTCGAAGAGGCCCTGTCCGCCCAGGTTCCTCGCGGCACGTCGGTCAAGGTCAACCTCGACTCCCTGCGCCGCGCCGACACCACGACCCGCTACAACGCGCACAAGACCGGCATCGAGGCCGGCTTCCTCGACGTCGAGGAGGTCCGCGCGATGGAGGACCTGCCCGCGGCGCCCGACACGCTGATCGCGCGTAACGAGGTCGCCGCCCGTGCCCGCGAGGCGCACGCCAAGAACCTCGAGCGGGCGGCCCGCGCCCACGGCCGCCGCCCGCTCGAGACCACCATCGCCGACGGTCACGAGGCCGCACTGGAAATCAGCTACGGGAGCTACCGATGAGCACCGAGACACTGTCCGTGCCGCTCGAGCTGCGGTTCGTCGACGACGGGCCCGGCTACCTCGAGGGCATCGCCGTTCCCTACGGGGAGGTCACCTACCTCGCCGCGGGGGAGCCGCGCGGGGAGCGGTTCATCGCCGGCGCGTTCACCGCCTCGCTGGCCGCCCGCGCTGCGTCCGGTATCCGCCTGGTCGACTCCCACCTTGAGGGGTTCGTGCGCCGGCCCTACGGCGTGCTGGCCGAGGCCGAGGACCGCGATGACGGGCTGTGGACCCGGTGGCGGTTCTACGACACGCCGAGTGGGCAGGAGGGCCGCGCCGAGGCCCGCGCTGGCACCTACGGCGGCCTGTCCGTCGGGTTCAAGGCGGTTCGCCAGCGCCGGGCCGCCGACGGCGTCCGCGAGGTCCTCGAGGCCCAGCTCCACCACGTGGCCCTCGTCGACGAACCTGCCTACTCCGGCGCCCGCCTCCTGGCCGTGCGCGAGGCCGCCACCGTCGAGCGGCCAGCCCCGTGGGAGCCGCCCGAGATCCACGAGTTCCCCGATCCATGGTCCTGAACGTCCACCACCGCTCTTAGCGTCACCTCGTCGCCAGGATGTGGCCCCGCACGGGACCGCGGCGGCCCGCCGGCCCCGCACGGGACCGGAGGCGCAGGCCCCGCACGGGACCCGCAGATCACCCACCCGATCTGTGGTCCCCAGGAGGCCGCGATGAGCTACATCAGCCAGAAGGTCGACGAGCGCAAGCGCAACGACATCCTCATTCAGGGCATCTTCGACGCCGCGGAGAAGCGCGGCGGTGACGTCACCGACGACGAGAAGCGCCAGCTCGGCGAGATCGAGAACCGCAACAAGGTTCTCGACGCCGACATCGAGCGGTACAACAACCTCGCCGAGTCGTCCGAGAAGGCCCGCAAGCTCGGTATCGCCGCTGCGGAGCGCGAGGAGAACGCCGAGCGTCGCGATGCCGACGACCCGCCCTCGCGGTCCAACACGCAGGTCCTCGAGACCCGTGCCGACTTCAACTTCGGCAAGAAGTTCGTCGAGTCGCCCGAGTTCAAGGACTACACCGGCTCCGGCCGCAGCCGCGCGACCGAGCTGCCCGGTCCCGCCTCAGCGGAGTTCCGCGCCGCGATCACGACCGGCACCGTGCCGGACGCGTTCAAGACGCAGGTGATCGCTGGCCCCAATGGCCCCGCGTTCTCGTTCCCGCTGCTCGACCTGCTCAACCGCGAGCAGATCAGCACCTCGGCGGCAACTTGGCTGCGGTGGCCCGAGGCGACCGACGCGGCACTGGTCGCCGAGGGCGACCTCAAGCCCGAGGCGACCCTCGAGCCGGAGGAAGAGGCGATCGCGCTCAAGACGTACGCGCACTGGAAGGCGATCACCCGCCAGGCCCTCGAGGACGTCGACCGCATCGAGTCGATCGTCCAGGCCCGGCTCCTGCGCGGCGTGCTGCGCAAGCTCCAGTCCGCGGCCGCCGACGTCATCGTCACCGACTCCGGCATCGTCGAGGTCACCGCGCCGACCTTCCTCGAGGGAGCCCGTGCCGGCATCGCTACGCTCGAGGCGCTCGGCTACTCGCCGAACGCGATCGGCGTGAACCCCGCCGACGCGGCCACCCTCGACCTGCTCGCCATGGCGAACACCGTCGCCGGCGCCGTGCGCACCGGCGGCGCCTGGGGGCTGCCGTACGCGCCGGCCACCGCGTTCCCGCAGGGCACCCTCTACGTCGGCGACTTCACCCAGGCCGTGACCTGGTTCGACCGGGGCAACACCTCGGTGTTCGTCACCGACTCGCACGCCGACTTCTTCCTGCGCAACCAGCTGGTCGTGCTCGCCGAGGCCCGCGCCGCGTTCGCCGTCACCGAGGCACCCGCGATCGTCAAGGTCACCGTCACCGAGGCGACCGCACCCGAGACCGTCGCCGCCCGGTCCTCCAAGTAGCCATGGCGACCGACGACACGCTCGTCGCCGCGGTCCGCACGTGGATCGCGCCGTCGAGCGTGCCCGAGGAGCTGCTCACCGAACTCGTCGTCGCCGAGCTCGAGGCCCAGGAACGCATCTGCTCCTGGCCCGGCCGCGACGCCTCACCCGACCCACAGCCGCGACCCAAGGCGCTCGACCTGGCGCTCAAGCGCCGGGTCGGGCGGGCCGCGGCCGCGCGCGGCGTCACCCTGGGCATCGTCTCGACCGACTCCGACCTCGGCGCCACCCGCCTGCCTAGGTGGGACGCCGAGATCGAGCGATACGAGGCCCCCTACCGGGTGGTGGCGATCGCATGACCGTCCTCGAGCAGTCCAACACCCGCGACCTGGTGCGCACCGCGCTCGACGGCTTCGAGTTCGACCTGCCCGACGGGCGCACCTGCACCGTCCGCGGGTTCGCCACCATGCCGCCGGCCCCGCAGCCGCTCGACGCGTGGCCGCAGTGGGAGCAGACCGAGTGGGTCAACGCGTACGCGCACCGCACCACCTGGGGCGTCGTCGTCCTGCTGCCCCAGGGCATGCCCGAGGACACGGGCCTCGACGACGCGATCGCCGCGCACATCGGCGCCCAGCTCGCCCAGCTCGGCGCGGTCATCGGCCCCGCCCAGCCGATCGGGCTGCGCACCAACGGGGGCACCGGCCCCACCCTCCCAGCCGTCTCCATCACCGTCGTCATCTGAGGAGCCGTCATGCCCATCAACGTCACCAAGCTCGGTCCCGGATCGCTCAAGATCACCGGCACCACCGGCGGCACCTTCCCGGACCTGTCGTGCCACCTCTCGTCCGGGGAGTACACCACCGACAAGAGCCAGGACGACCCGATCCCCGTGCTGTGCGGAGACAAGATCGCCTCGGCCGCCGACTACACGGCCGCGATCAGCGGCACCGTGCTGCTCGACCTGGCAAACCCAGACTCGATCTTCTACTACTCCCAGGCCCACAAGGGCCAGGAGGTGCAGGTCGAGTACGTCCCGAACACCGAGGTCGGCACGAAGATCGCCGGCACGGTGACGATGGACCCCCTCGGCATCGCCGGGGACATCGGCAACAACGCCACCGCCGACTTCGAGTGGACCTTCACCGCCTACCCGGAGATCACGCCGCCCACGGCCGCGGCCGCCAGCGTCGAGGACGCCCTCGCGACGACGTCGTCGAAGAAGTCCTGATGGCGCGTCGCGCGGTCGTCGAGATCCTCGGGGAGAAGGAGCTGCGCCGCACGCTCAAGAAGGCCGGCGTCGACATGGCCGACTTCCGCGTGGCGCACCTCCAGGCGTCCCAGATCGTCGCCGGCCGCGCCGCGCCGGTCACCCCCAAGGTGACCGGGGCGCTGCGCCAGTCCGTGCGGCCCGGGGCCACCCAGACCGCCGCGATCGTGCGCGCGGGATCCGCGCGCGTCCCCTACGCCAACCCCATCCACTGGGGCTGGCCCAAACGACACATCGCCGCCTCGCTGTTCCTGACGACCACGGCCGCGCAGACGGAGCCCACCTGGGCGCCCATCTACATGGACCGGCTCGAACAGATCATCGGCGGCGTGAAAGGAGCCTGATGGCCACGATCACCGCCACCGTCACCTGGCAGGGCACCAAGCACGACGTCACGGTGCGCCCCGTCGACCAGCTCGCCTACGAGCGCGTCGCCCGCCAGCTCAAGTGGCCCATGCCCGGCAACGACGCTCTCGGCCCGATCACCTACCTGGGCTGGCTCTGCTGGCACTCCCTCAAGCGCACCGGCGTCCTCGCCGACGACGTGACCTGGGACCGGTTCGTCGACGAGGTCGACGACATCGACGGCGGCGACGACGACGCCGACACGGCGGTCCCTACCCAGACGGCAGCGTCACCCGAGCACGGGTAACGCTCGCCGTCCTGACCAAGACCCCGCCGAGCTGGTGGCTCGACATCGATGACGACCTGGTCGAGACCTACCTCGACGTCTGGCTGGAGATCTACCCCGAGAGGAGTTGACCGGTGGCCTCCAAGGCAGTGAACCTCACCGTCAAGATCCTCGCGGACGCCAAGTCCGCCGCCAAGGGACTCAACGACGCCGGCGGCGCCGTCGGCAAGTTCAAGGCCGCCGCGTCCAAGGCCGGCACCGCCGTCGGCTCCGTCGTCTCGACCGGCCTCAAGGTCATCGGCGGCTCGATCGCCGCCGTGACCACCCTGGTCACGGGCCTCGCCCTCAAGGGCGGCATCTCCCGCGCCCTGAACATCCAGGACGCCAAGGCCCAGCTCTCCGGCCTCGGCCACAGCACCGAGTCCGTGACCGCGATCATGACCAACGCCTCGGCCGCGGTGAAGGGCACCGCGTTCGGGCTCGGCGAGGCCGCCACCACCGCGGCGTCCGCCGTCGCCGCCGGGATCGCCCCCGGCGAGGCGCTCCAGCGGACCCTCACGCTCGTCTCCGACGCCGCGACCATCGCCGGCACGGACATGGGCTCGATGGGGCAGATCTTCAACAAGGTCGCCGCGTCCAACAAAGTCCAGATGGACGTCATCAACCAGCTCCACACCGCCGGCGTGCCCGCCCTCCAGTTCCTCGCCAAGGAGATGGGCGTCACCGCCGAAGAAGCCTCGAAGATGGCGAGCTCGGGGAAGATCGACTTCGAGACCTTCCAGCGGGCCATGGAGGCTGGGCTCGGCGGCGCCGCGCAGAAGAGCGGCGACACTGCCCGCGGCGCCTTCAAGAACGTGCTGGCCGCGCTGTCCCGCCTCGGCGAGAAGTTCGTCTCCCCGGCCATCGAGGGCGCCCCCACCCTGCTCAAGTCCGTCATCGGCACCGTCGACTCGCTCGGCGAGGCCCTCCAGCCCGTCGCCGACCGGTTCTCCGCCTGGCTCATCCCCGCCATGGAGCGGGCGTCCGTCTGGGTCGCCCGCATCGACTTCGCCAAGGTCGCCGCGAGCCTGTCGTCGAAGCTCTCCCCGGCGATCAAGACGGCATCCTCGCTGCTCGCCCGGTTCGACCTCGGCAAGGCGCTCGACTCCGCCCGCACCGGCGCCGGCTACCTGTCCGGGCTGCTCACCATGCTCAACCCGCTCGGGGCCGTGCTGCGCGGCATGATGCCCGCCCTGGGCTCCGTGTCCGGGTCGCTCGCCGCGATCGGTGGCGCCGTCGGCGGCGTCCTGGCCGCGGTACTGCCCTCGCTCGTCGACTCGTTCGTCTCCCTGGCCCAGGTGGTCGGCGGGGCGCTCACCGCGGCGCTGCCCTCGGTCGCCTCCCTGCTCGACGTCGTCGCCGGACTCATCCCCGCGATCACCCCGGCCGTCCTCGCCCTGGTGCCCGCGATCGTCACGATCGTCGCCGGCCTGATCAAGCTCACCGCCCCGCTGCTCGCCAACGAGAAGCTCGTCACGTCCGTCGTCGCCGCGTTCGTCGCGTGGAAGGTCATCACCGGCATCATCGCCGGGGTCAAGGCCGCGGTGCTGCTCGCCAAGGGCGTCCAGCTCGGCTTCACCGCGGCGACCTACGGATCGCAGGGCGCGATGCTCGTCGCCGGCGCCTCCGCCAAGGTCTACACCGCCGTCATGAAGGTCCAGGCCACCTGGACCAAAGCGGTGACGGCCGCGACCAAGCTCGGCACCAAGGCCAAGATCGCCGACAAGGCCCAGACCGCGGCGCTGGCCGCCATGTACGCCGGCCAGTGGGTCAAGCAGCAGGCCCTCTCGATCGCGGGATGGGTACGCGAGACCGCCGTCATGGCCGCGCACAAGACCGCCCAGTTCGCCTCCGCGGCCGCAACTAAGGCCGTCACCGCCGCCCAGTGGCTCTGGAACGCGGCCATGAGCGCGAACCCCATCGGCATCGTGATCATCGCGATTGCCACCCTCGTCGCGGCCGTCGTCCTCCTCTGGAAGAAGAGCGACGGGTTCCGCACCGCCGTCATCGCCACGTGGAAGGCGATCACCTCGGCAGTCTCGAGCGCCGTCGCGGCCATCCGGTCCGTGTGGGACAAGCTCGTGGCCTGGTTCAAGGCCATTCCAGGTCGGATCGCCTCGGCTCTCTCCGCGCTCGGCTCCCAGGTCCGGGCCAAGTTCGACCAGGGCCGTGCCGGCGCCCAGGCTGTGTTCGACGCCGTGGTCACCTGGTTCCGCAACATCCCCGCCCGGGTTGCGTCCTCGGTCTCGGCCGTCGGCTCCCAGGTGCGCTCCCGCTTCGACCAGGCCCGCGCCGGCGCCCAAGCCGTCTTCGACAACGCCGTCGCATGGTTCCGGGGCATCCCCGCCCGGATCGCGGCCGCAGTCGCGGGCGTGGTCTCGCAGGTGCGAGCCAAGTTCGACCAGACCCGCGCCGGTGCCCAGGCCGCGTTCGACAGCCTCGTCTCCTGGGTACGCGGCATCCCCGGCCGGATCCTCGGCGCCCTCGGCTCCGTCGGCTCGCTGCTGTTCAACGCCGGCAAGTCGATCCTCGACGGGCTCCTGAACGGCATCAAGCGCGGCTTCGAGTCGGTCAAGAACTTCGTCGGAGGGATCGGCTCATGGATCGCGTCCCACAAGGGCCCCAAGTCCTACGACCTCGCGCTCCTGCGCCCCGCCGGCGGCTGGATCATGGCCGGCCTGGACAACTCGATGCGCGACCAGCTCGGCACCCTCGCCCGCACCGCGCGGCTCGTCGGCGACACCGTCGCCACGAACATCGCCGGGCACGGCCCTGGTCGCCTGTCCGCCGTCGTCGGGCGCGCCAACGCCAACCCGGGCGCGACGGGCGGCGTCGGGTCCGCGTTCGATTCCGTCGCCCTCGCGGCCGCGTTCGACGGCATCACCTTGTGGGTCGACGTCGACGGGCAGCCCGTGCGCGGCATCGTGCGCGCCGAGCTCGGCGCCCAGGTCGCCCACCGCCGCCTCGCCCAGTGGGGAGCCTGACCATGGTCGTCATCTCCGACGTCGTCCGCCGCAACCACCATCTGCGCCCGACCGCGATGAGCCAGGGCAATCCGGGCGGCGGTGCGACGAACATCTTCGGCGGAGCCGCATCCAGTGGATGGACGACTACGGCCGCGTTTGAGACGGGCGTGGAGACCCCGGTTCCGCGCATCACAACCACCTACACGAGGACGCACACGGGTACGACATCCACGGGCAGCGGTGACTACGTGCGCCTGTACCTGTGCGACGGACTCAACCCCGCAGGAGATGGCAGCGCATTGCCGGCCGGAACGCGGTTCACGTTCGGCGCGCTCTTCTTCTCAGACTGGGTGAACCCGGGCGACCCGGGTTCGCGCCTGAACGTTGCCGCATCGGCCCGCCCCTGGAGGTCGACGGGCAACAGGGATCCGCTACCCGTCCCTGGCTACCCGGGCTGGTATTGGGCGACGACATCGATCGTGACCAGCGGGAGTGATACCGGCGTCGGAGCCTTCGTCGGTGCAGAGCAGACCGACGCGACGTTGCAGACGTTCCCGTTCAGGTTCCGTGTCACAGCCTGCATCGTGGTCTCCGGCCCTGACGGACAGACGCCGGAGACATTGGCGTTCGAGGACTACTTCGACGGCGACACCCCCGACGTGAACACGCCGACAGGTGGCTGGTTCTACTCGTGGGATGGCACGCCGAATGCATCGCCGTCGTCGGCGCGGCAGTGGTGGCCGGCGGTCGTTGAGGCGCGGCTCCTGGCGGGCAGCGAACCGCAGGCGGTGCAGGTGGTGGTCTCGGGGCTGGAGCCGGGCCAGGCGTACACGCTGCGTGGCACAACGGCGTCCGGTGACTCGTGGGCGGTGCCGGGTGGGCAGGGGATCGCGGGCGATGACCAGCAGCTCGTCGTGATCGACACGCTCGCGCCGCTCAATGCACCGGTCACGTACGTCCTGACGTTGCCCGACGGCGTGCAGGTGAGCAGTGCCCCCATCGTGGTCCCGTGGACCGGCCCGGGGTGTGCGGTGTTCGCGTCGCTCGACGGGCTGCGTGCCGTGCCGGTCATGTGGGTCGACAACAAGCTTCCCGAGGCCCTCGAGGTCTACTCCTCGAGCTACGCGGTCCCGGGCCGCGCCCGCCGGCCCGGCCGGTACACGCCCACCGGTGACGGGACGGGGCAGCTCCAGATCCTGATCGCGTCCGGCGACCGGGAGGCGTGGCGGGAGCTGCTGCGCCCGGGCGAGGTGGTGGTGACCCGCACGGACGGCAGCATCGCGGACTGGCCCGCCGTCGAGATCATCGCGTGCGCCGCCCTGTCCTCGGTGCTGCGGCCCTTGGCGTCCGACCCGACCGCGCGCCTGTGGACGATCGAGTACGAGCTCGTCGACCTGCCCGACCCGTCCGTCGTGCTCGTCGTGCACACGTGGGACGACTTCGACGCCATCTACGCCGACCGGACGTGGGACGACTTCGACGCTGAGTGGCGCGAGCGGACGTGGGACGACTTCGACGCCTACGACTGGGGGCAGCGGCTATGAGCATGCTCGCTGCTGCCCCCGACTCGCTCCTGGCCGGGTGGGCGTCCTGGTCGCCCCAGGTCGCGTCGTGGTACCTGGGGCAGGTCGTCGCGCTCGAGGTGCCCGTTCGTGGTGGGTCCGTGACCTGGGACGCCTCACGCACCGTGCAAGGGTCGCTCGAGCTCACCGTTCCGCGGTTTGCGGTCGTCGACGACGTCGATGGCGTCCGCCGGCAGATCGACTGGCTCCCACCGGGCACCCGCGCCGACCACCCGCTCGAGCGGTTCGGGCAGGAGCTCACCGCGGCGGTCGAGGTCGGGTCGCCGCTCCGCCGCGAGGGCTTCATCAGCCGCCTGGGCCGGTTCGCGATCCAGGAGACCTCCGAGCAGGACGACGGGTCCGTGCAGGTCAACGCGTCCTCCCGCCTCCAGATCATCGTCGACGCCGGACTGACGACGCCGGTCGCGCCCCGCGAGGACGGCACTCTCGCCAGCGAGTTCCGCCGACTGCTGCCCGCCGGGTTCGCCGTCACGATCGATCCCGCGCTCGTCGACCGGCCCGTGCCGCGGTCGCTGGAGTGGGCGGACGACCGCATGGCCGCGCTGCTGTCGATCGCGAACGCGTGGCCGGCGCGCCTGCGCGAGGACGTCGACGGGAACCTCCTCCTGCTGCCGCCGCTGCCCGACGTCGTGACCCCCACGATCACGCTCACGGATGGTGAGGACGGCACGATCGTCAGTGCCCCGCGGTCGACGACACGGGCCGGCACCTACAACCAGGTGGTCGCGCGTGGTGAGGACGACGGCGAGGACACCGGCCGCCCACCCGTCCAGGCCACCGCCGAGATGACCCGGGGCCCGCTGGCCACGAGCACCTACAACCCCGTCACGGCGTACTACGCGAGTCCGCTGCTCACCACCGAGGCCCAGTGTCGGGCCGCCGCGTCGACGAGGCTCGCGAACCTCCTGCGCCCCGCCCGCACCATCACGGTCACGCACGCCCCCGACCCCAGGATCATGCTCGACACCGCCGTCCGGGCGCGCCGCGACGACTCGACGTGGACCGGGTACGTCGTCGCCACCCAGATCCCGCTCACCGCCGCGGACGGTCCCCAGACCACCATCGTGGGGATCGGGGGACAGTGATGGTCTCCGACCTCGAGCTCCTGGCCGACATGCACCTCGCACCGGCCGGGTTCCGTCCCGAGTCCGACCGCACCGCCGTCACGACCGGCGTCGTGCTCGGCTACGACGCGAGCTCACGCCTGGCGACCGTAGCCGTCGCAGGGGGAGAGGGCGCCCTGATCCGTGCCGCCGGCGACGTCGACTGGGCCGCGATCGCGTCCGCCGAGGATGAGGCGCACCACACCTGCTACGTGCTGCGCGACCAGCGCACCGGCGCGTCCCTGCTCGCCGTCGCACCCGTCAACCCGCCGGCGTCGCCGGCGCTGCCCGGGATCGCACGCGTCACCGCGATCCAGTCCGCCGGCTTCCAGGTCACCGTCGTCGACGCCGACGGCGACGAGTTCACCGGCACCGGCATGCAGACCTACACCTCGCCGGCCGTGGGCGACGTCGTCGGACTGTCCTGGGCGCCCGACGGCACCCTGCTGGTGCTCGGCCGGATCGGGACGGACGCCGCCGCCCCGGCTACCCCCACGGCCCCCTCGGTCTCCCGCGCCGGCGGCACCGTGACCATCGCATGGACCATGCCGGATGGTGCCCGCCAGATGCGCCGACGGGTCTCGTCGAACGGCGGCAGCACCTGGTCGACGTCGGGCTGGACCACCGCCACCTCTGCCACCGCCGCGATCGGGCAGGGGCAGACCCTCCTCGTCCAGGTCCAGGCGCAGAACTCCGTCGGCACCTCCGCGTGGTCGACGAGCGCGTCGACCACATGGCCGGCCCCGACGCCATCCCTGGTGACCCGCACCATCACGATCCGCCCGCACGACTCCGCCACCTACCGCGTGCCGCGCGCCGCCTGGGACCGATGGAACGTCGACCGATACGGCGGCGCGTCCACCCTCTACCAGGGCGACGGGTACGGGTCCGGGCAGCTCATCGGTGCCGCGTTCTACGGCGACCAGATCGTGCGCCTGGGCGCCGAGGAGATCGTCTCGATCACCGTCCTGCTCCGCGGCGCCGGCCTCGCCGCACCGTCATTCCCGGCCGTGACCGTGCGCGGCATCACCAACGGGACCCGCCCCGGCGGCGCCCCCACCCAGACCGGTGGCACCGCCACGGCAGCCCCCGGCCAGTCCGGCACCGCACGAGCCGCGCTGCCCGACCTCAACGCCTGGCGCACCGGCGCCATCCGAGGGCTCGCAACCGTCGGCGCCGGGTACGCGGCGGTGCGCGGCACCTCAGCCGCCGACGGCATGGCCCTCGACGTCACCTACCGGGTCCGCCAGTGAGGAGCACCGATGCCTGACCTGCCCTTCGAGCTCGACGCCTGGCAGTCCATCTGCCCGCACTGCGCCGCCGTCGTCGCCGCCCTCGACCACCACATCACCCACGCCCACCCTGCGACGTCGCGCGACGTCGCACCCGAGACCCCCGAGGCCGAGGAGGCCGAGCGATGATCGATCCGCGCACCCAGCACGAGGTCCCCGGCGGCGACGACCGCCCCGAGCGCGCCTGGCACAACCGCCTGTCCGACTCGATCCACGACACCCTCACCTTCGCGACCCTCGCCGACGCCAACGACTGGGCCGCCGACTACCCCACGCACGCCGTCGACGGCCGCCACGCGTGGGTCACCGCCGAGAATGCTGTTTATGTGCGCTCCAGCGGGGCGTGGGCGCAGGTGTGGCCAACGCCGCCTGCGGATACCACGGCACCCTTGGTGACCGACGTCGCGGCCGGGTGGGAGTTCAGCGCGTACGCCCGACGTCGCAACGGGGTCTGCACGCTCAAGGTCGAGGCCACTACCTGGCCCGACGTGGCTATAGGTGGCTCGAACACACAGTTGTGTCGCATCGAGGAAGGCTTCCGGCCGGGGATCGAGGCGGGAGTCACCTGGTCGGATCACGCCGCGTTCGGCCGTATCGGCGCAGATGGTCTCGTGACCATCCAGTACCGCCTTGTCAACGCCGCAGCTGGGCCGCCTGGAAACGCCGTGATCGGGTTCGCCACGTTCGTGCTCGCCTAGCCGCGGATCCACACTCCGCTGGCAGTTCGCGACGTGCCGGTGTCCCATGTCGCGTTGGCCAGCATCGCCGAGACGATGAGCATCCCCTGCGCGTTCAGATAGAGGTTCGTCATGGGCCCAGATCCGAGGATGCCCCAGGGGACGGCGAGGTTCGGGCGTACGGGTTCGGCGATCTGCGCGATGTTGACGTTCGCGTTGTCGCCCGTTCCCCCGGCAGTGATGGTCGCCCCGTTGCGTAGCAGGAGCAGCTCCAGGCTGTGAACTCGGTTGACGGCACAGTAGGCGCGAACCTCGACCGACCACCCGTCCTGCGCCGTGACCAGCCCATCTGGCGGCGTCGTCGTGTACGCATCGGTGGCGGACCACTCGAGCGCCCACGCCCCGCTGGAGCGCACATAAACAGCATTCTCGGCAGCCGCGCCCCCAGAACGTCCACCACCGCGGCGACGATCACCGCATGACCGCTCCAGACGACACCGACTACCACGGCGACGAGCTGAGCGACGACGGCCTCCCGCTCGAGGCGACCGCCGCCGACGAGGACGATGAGGAGCCAGACTGATGGTCGCGATCGCCACCCGCGCCTCCTGGGGCGCCCGCTACGCCGACGGCGACAAGACCCTCACGGGCCTGGCCGCCGAGGTGTTCGTCCACCACACCGTCAGCACGCAGCTGCCGGCGACCGCCACGGTCGACCAGGAGCGCGCCCAGGTGCGCGCGGTCGAGCAGACCGGCCAGAACCGGTTCGGCACCGGCATCAGCTACAACGTGCTCATCTTCCCGTCCGGCCGCGCCTACCAGGGCGTGTCGTGGAACCGCCGCGGCACCCACACCGGCGGACGCAACAGCACCAGCCGGTCCATCTGCTTCGTCGGGAACTACGAGACCAACCAGCCCACGGCCGCCCAGCTCGCCACCGCGGCCGCCATCTACGACGAGGGCAGGGGCAAGTGGTGGAAGATCACCGCCCCGCTGCGCGGCCACTGCGACGTCTCCGTGACCGCCTGCCCCGGCAAGAACGTGTTCTCCCGCCTCCCCGAGATCCGCGCTGGCAACCCGGGCGGCACGCCGGCGCCGGCCCCGGCGCCGTCGGGACTCAAGGTCGACGGGTTCTGGGGTTCGGCGACGAGCACCCGGCTCCAGCAGGTCCTCGGCACCCCCGCCGACGGCGTCGTGTCCCACCAGACCGCCGCGTGGCGCAGCCAGAACCCGGGCCTGACCACGGGCTGGGACTGGACCGGCAAGGCGGGCGACGGCGGATCGCAGATGATCGCCGAGCACCAGCGGCGGCTCAAGGCGCGTGGCCGCTACGCCGGCGCGATCGACGGCAAGGCCGGCCCGCAGTACTTCCGCGGCCTCCAGGCCGACCTCGGTACTCCCGTCGACGGCACCATCTCCGAGCAGTCCCGCATGGTCATGGCGCTCCAGCGGCGCCTCAACGCGGGGACGGTCTGATGCCCGCCCACGCCCGCCCCGTCGACCCGCGGCCGCGCACGATCGCGACGATCTCCCTCATCGTCGCCACCCTGGGCCATGCGATCCCGTACGGCACCGCATCGGGCCCCGCCAACCCGGACCTCAACGCCCTCGAGGTCGCCCTGTCGATCCTCGCCCTGCTCGCCGGCGTCGGCCTGATCCTGGACCTGTCCCGCCTCGGCAGCGACGTCGCGCGACGTCGCGGGTCGGCGTTCATGGTCGCCGGGTTCGTGTGGGCGGTCATCACGGTCTACGTCCTGGCGGCCCCCGGCGACCACACGCTGTGGTGGCGCATCGGCCACGCGATCCCCGACGCCGCCTGGGCCGTCCTCGCCCTGACCGCCTGGCGCCTGGCTGCCACCCGCCACGAGGTGACTCCATGACGCCCGATCTGCGCGCCGAGCTCATCGCGGTGCTCGTCGGTGCCGCCATCACCGTCCTGTGGCGAATCATCGACCGCTTCCTGCCCGACGACGACGACGCGCACCCGCTGCCACCGCACCCGAGCAGCGACGACGACTGACACGCCGACGGCGCCCTCCCCGCAACGGGGAAGGGCGCCGTGGCATGGCAGTGTCAGAGGCCGACGCCGGTAGCGCCGTACTCGGCCTGCTCCTGCGTGAACCCGTCGAAGTCGACGAGCTGCGTGATCAGACCGGCCCGTGAGAAGCCCATCACGTCGAGGTACGCCTGCGCGGATCGCACGGCCTGCTCGTTCCAGTCGACGTCGAGCGCGTCGACGGCGGCCGTCGCGTCCTCCTCGGAGAACCTCTCGAACTCGACGAGCTGGTTGATCAGGCCCGAGCGTGAGAAGCCCGTGGTGTCGAGGTACGACTGTGCCGAACGGCCCGCCTGCTCGACCCAGTCCACACCCAGCGAGTCCACCGCGACCGTGACGTCCTCCTCGGCGTGCTGGTCGAACTCGACGAGCTGGTTGATCAGGCCGTCACGCGAGAAGCCCATGAACTCGAGGTAGCTCTCCGCACCGCGGCGGGCCTGCTCCTGCGCCGCCGTGAGCTCGGGGCCCTCGGCCTCGGCCTCGGCCTCCTCGACCTCCGGCTCCGCCGGCTGCTCGGTCGCCTGCTCGGTGGCCGGCTGCTCCGCCGACGCGTCGTCCTCGACGGCGCACGCTGTCAGGCCGACCGCCGCCACCGCGGCGACCGCGGCCGCCATGAACTTCCTGCGCATGAATCCTCCAAGTGGAATGTCGTGCTCACAGAGTCCGCCAGCCGCGCCCGCCACTCGGCCCGGTGGCGCGTACACGAGGTGGCAGCGGCGACGCATGTAGGTGGCGCGCGATGACGCGTGCGCGGCGCGAACCGCCAGGCAGAGTGCGACCCGCCTACCCGCGGGAAAGCCACCGCCCGCATCGCCCCATGCGACGTCGGGGATTCGTGCTGCCAACCCGCAGGTTGGGAGTTCGAACCCCTACCCGCGCGCCACCCAGACGCACAGCGCCCCGTTGGGCCCGAACGGGCCGCCGTCGACCAGGCCCGCGCTCACCATGCGCCGCACTCCACCGACCGTGGTCCCGATCTCCGCGGCGTAGTCGCCGTAGGTGACGAGCCGCGGCCCGCGCGGCGCCCGCTGCAGCGCCTCTGCGATCGCGACCAAGGCGGCCCCCTCGAGCCCGCCGACCACCGGCTCCGCGACACGTGCGACGTCGCGCGACGTCGCACCCGCCGCGACCGCCTCGAGGTCCGCCCGGGTCGGTCGCGGCGTGCCCGCCATGACCATCGTTTTGCCGTCGATCTCCGCGACGGCGTCCGCCGGCAGCGCGCCGACCTCGATCCACCGCTCGACAGTGCGCTTCGACACACCATGACCGCGCGCGTACCTGTCCTTCGTCATCCAAGGGTTCATGCTTTGCTCCATCCGTTGATCGCGGTTCGCCGCGCGTTGTCGAAGAGGGTCGCGAGCTGGGCCGCGTGCTCGGGTTGGTCGTGCCTGGCGTAGAACGCCACCCAGGCCAGGGCGTCGCTCACGTACGTGGTCAGCTCGACGACGTCGGCGGCGGTGTGAAGGGCATGCACCAGGTCCTTGCAGTACCCCGCGCGCAGCTCCCACGCCTCGTCGCTGTGGTCGCAGGAGTCACAGGCCACGGTCCACCGCCTCGCTGCCGAACTCGCGGAGCTTCCCGTCCTCCGCGCGCATGCGCCGCAGTTCGCGGGCCGCGATCAGGAGCTCGGCCTCGAACCCCACCCAGCGGCCGCCGCCGTCGGCGGCAACCGCGAACATCACCGCGAGGTCCGCGATGAGCTTCTCTTGACGCTCGTGCCGGTGCCGGGGCAGCACGTAACCGAGTCGCACAACGTCAGACGCGTTCCAGCGTTCCAGCCACACCGACACGTCCTGCTCTGCCAGGTCGGGCTCGGGCTCGGTCATCACGGGGTCCTACCTCTCCTGCGACGTCGCGCGACGTCGCGGTTGTCGAACGGGGACGGAGCCGGCCGGCTCCCAGATCGGGTGTGCTTCGGAGCCTGGCGGCTCCAAATCTGGAGATTTGTGGTCCAGATCACGCCGCGTTGTCGGCGATCGCGTTGATGAGGCGCCGTTTCGCGTCGTCGGGCAGGCGGACGTAGCGGCGCGTGGTCGCGGGCGACGCGTGCCCGAGGAGGTCCTGGACCACGAAGACATCGCGGTCGACGGCGTAGGCGAGCGTCGCAAACCTGTGGCGGAGGCTGTGCATCGTCCACTCGCCCGGAAGGCGCTTCGCGATCAGCTTGCCGACCCAGCGCGGACTCAGGTGCCTGCCGTCGTCGCCGGGGAAGATGTAGCCCGGGCCGAGCGCGACGATCCGCGCCGCGATTGCCGGGCGCAGCGGCACGAGGCGCTCCTTGCGGCCCTTGCCGTGCACGAGCAGCGACCAGCCGCCGAGGTCCTGGAGGACGTCGCGCGTGTGGATCTGTGCCACCTCGGCCCGCCGCAGGCCGCATTGACCTGCGAGTTCGATCATGAGCCGCTCGCGCGGCGTTGCGGCGGCCAGTGCCTCGCGCAGCACCATGTCGGGGGTCGGCCGGGGGAGCGGCTGGCCGGCCTTGACGGGTGGCAGGTCGGTGGCCGGGTTCTCGGTGATGCGGCGCATCTTGACGCCCCAGGTGTAGAAGCCGCGCAGCGAGCTCCGCACGTTCCGGCGCGTCTCCGACGCCCAGGTCTTCGACCCCATCCACTCGACGAGGTCCTCGAGTGTCAGCTCCCACGGGCCGCGCTCACCGGCCCACGCGGCGAGCCAGCGCACGTGGTCGGTGCGGGTACGGATGGAGGACTCCTCGCGCCCGCCGGCGCGCAGCGAGGCAGCCCAGGACGAGATCTCGGTGGCCCACTCAGGGCAAGCAGGTGTGCTCAT